CAAAAAGATGTCTGAATCATTATATTCACGTATGATGTCAGAAATGCATATCAATGAAGTCTCATATAGAGAGTTTAAGAAAGATCCTACAATATCACCTCAGCAAAAAGTTAACAAAGGTATTAGAGAAATCAATAACATGTTGGCCGAGATGGAAAGAGTTGTTAATAACAATTTAAAATTGAAGACAGAGATGGGTGTTGATTCATCCCACTTTTGGAAATCATCATCTAAGCGAATGGGTCAAATATATGAAAGAATGACACGTATCGGAAACAAAATCAGAGAGCTATCAAAATGAGCAAGCAATTATTAAGAGAACATGTGTTATTCGAAGTTTCACCTGATATGGTGATGGAGTCATTACAGCGTAATGACGGTAAACTTATTGTCAAAGGTGTGCTTCAGAGAGCTAATGCAAAAAATCATAATGGGCGAATCTATCCTAAAGATACATTAATGCGTGAAGCTAAAAAGTATGAGCAAACTTTTATTTCTGAAAGAAGAGCATTAGGTGAATTAGATCATCCAGACTCATCAGTTGTAAATTTAAATAACGTATCACATAACGTTCTAAACATGGAGTTCAAAGGAGATGATTTAGTTGGAACTGTCGAAGTTCTATCAACACCATCTGGTAATATACTTAAAGAATTATTTAAGTCTGGAATAAAGTTAGGTATCTCATCAAGAGGTATGGGATCTGTAAAAGAGGTTATGAGAGAAGGTGAAAATACATTAGAGGTTCAACCAGATTTTGAACTTATAGCTTTTGATTTTGTTTCAAACCCATCAACACATGGTGCCTTTTTATCACCTGTAAATGAATCAGTTGACAAAACAAAAAATAAATTTTCTCGCATTGATAGTATAATTCATAATATAATTAAGGAGATATAAAATGGCTTTAGCAGATATAGCAAACACGTCCATATTAGGTCCTGTTAACGGAACTGGTAACAGAGGTACTGGAAAATTAGCTGGACCATTCAATGATACCTTTGCAAACGCTCAGCTTGGTAATCCAACAAATGGAGCTATTAGTTTCAAAAGTCTTGAAGCTTCAGCTCATGCAAGTAGGTTAGGATCATTCAACGGAAGAGGGACGCCAGGAACAGGAGTTATTATTGACACATTAGGTAATATTCCGGCAGAAATAGATTTCAATTCAGTATTAAAGTAACATAATGTCAATGCGCTCTCATAAAATACGTGAAAATAGTAAAAAACAAATTCGTCTGCGTTTAAACGAACAAAATGAATTTGAATCTTTTTTTACTGAAATAGATGAAAAATCAGAAGCAATAGCTGATTTGAAGGATCGGCTTGTTGATTATTTAGAATCAATGACAGTTAATACAGATGATCCGATCTATAATAGTAATATTGCTCAGAGCAGTAGATATCTTAATGCAGCTATAAAATCTTTGAAAGGTTTAAAAACAAATATAAGTAAAATAGGATTATAATGAAACATTTTGAAAAACAGTTAATGAAAAGTATTTTAAACGAGTCAGAGCAGCAAATGGACAAAACACAACGCGATGCCTTTCTAAAGACCGTTGCAAACTTTAAATCTATTGGTGAATCAGTATACGGTTCGGCGGATTTACAAGATGTGGTTTCAAAAATTTCCGAAATTGTAGAACAAGCAGAAGTATTAACAATGCAAGAATCTGAACATTGGTTTGATAATGTAACAGTATCACGTCATATGAAACAATTAAAAGAGGCTTATAAAGTATTTGAAAAAACTGCCACTGAAATAAATACAATGCAACAGAGATTAGAATCTGCCTATGATGACATGGGTGTTGTTTTAAATCGATATTATACAGTAAATAATTCATTGAATGAATTTTTAGATGATGAATATTAGGATATTCGATAAATTGTTATTATATTAATGTTATATGAAGAAGTACCACAAACGTAGACAGATGATTAATCCTGGACATTCAACAAGTGTCCGAGTTCCTAAATCAAAAGACGGCCGGCGCTATGAACTTGAATCTGCTATTAAAGAGTTTAAACGATTAACTAAAGAGTCAGGTAAACTACAAGAAGTGCGAGATCGTAAAGAATTTAAAAGCAAATCACTTACACGTAGAGAACAAAAACAAAAAGCATCATATCGACAGCAACAGCGTTCAGCTGCTACGCGATAGTTTTTAAATAGTTACAACATATATATTACTGTAACATATAGCGTACTATCAATTACGCTATCTCTGATCTAATCACATTATTTTTATTGAGATTTAAAATAGTCTCATTTCCGAATAAAATATAAGGAAAATTATCATGGCAAATGATTTATTAAAGCAGGCTATTGCTGATGCTAAAGCTGTTCGTGAAACCGCACTAGCAAATGCAAAATTAGCCTTAGAAGAAGCATTTACTCCAAGAATCCAGAGCATGTTATCTAATCGCATCGCTGAAGAAGAAGAGATGGAAGAAGGTATGCATGGGGATGATGAGAAGAATGAAGGTATGCATGGCGACGATGAGAAGAATGAAGGCATGCATGGAGACAAAGAGATGGAAGAAGGCGAGCATTCAGACATGGAAGAAGATATGGAAGAAGACATGGAAGAAGACATGGTCGTAAGTAAAAAAGAAGAAGATATGGAAGAAGATATGGAAGAAAATGCCACTTCTGACGAAAAATATCAAGATTCTGGATATGCTGAGGATATGGACATGGATGAAATGGAGCTTGAAGCTATCATTAAAGAGCTTGAAGAAGAAATGGAAGATGATATGTCTGAAGACCTCGAATCTTCAGAAATTGGCTCTGGTGACAACAAAGTAGATCTTGATGCTACTTCAACAGACGATCCCGGAGAAGGTGATCTGTATGAAGAAGAAGAAGTTGATCTAGAAGAAGTTATCAAAGCACTTCGTGAAATCGAAGAAGGCAAAGGTGACAAAATGGAAGAAGAAGAGATGGAAGAAGGTGCTCATGGGGAAGATGAGAAAAACGAAGGTAAAAAAGATCTCGAAGAAGCTTACAATGTTATCAGATTCTTACGTTCTAAAATAAATGAAGTAAATCTTCTTAATGCTAAATTGTTGTTCAGCAACAAATTGTTCCGTAATCATTCTTTAAACGAATCTCAGAAATTGAAAGTTATTGAAAACTTTGATCGCGCATCTAATATACGCGAAGTTAAATTAATCTATTCTACATTAGCTGAGTCATTCGGTTCTGGAAAAGTTGCGAAAAGAAAATTAAAAGAAAGTTATGCATCTAAAGCAAGTGCATCGACTGCTCCTAAAAAAGTATTAACAGAGGGCAACGAACTTGCAGCAAGATGGAATAAATTAATCACATACAATCGATAAGAGGAAAAATACGATGAATATTAATTCTTTATTACCTCAAGATGCTAATGCTAATCAAACGGCTGTATCTATCCAACTTGAAAAAAAGTGGGAGAGAACCGGTCTTTTGGAAGGCATTGGATCTGAGGTTGAGCGTAGAGGTTTAGCAGTTCTCCTTGAGAACCAGGCTAAGCAACTCGTATCAGAGGTGAACAATACTGGAACTGCTCAGAATTCTGAGGAGTGGGCTGGTGTTGCTCTTCCATTGGTGCGAAGAATCTTTGCTGAAATTGCAGCAAAAGATTTTGTTTCAGTACAACCAATGAACCTGCCATCAGGTCTTGTGTTCTACTTAGATTTTAAATATGCGACTGCTCAAGGTACTGATGGTACTAATACAGGTGGTAACGACTTCCTAACAGGTCAAGGTCGTAAATCACAAGCAGATTCAGTATTCGGTATCACAAATGCTGGAGCTAATGGTACAGAAGTACCTGCTGGCTCTACTGCTACCGAAGGTCTTTACGGTCCTGGTCGTTTCGGCTATTCTGTAAATGATTTCACTGCATCTATCACTATTGGTGACACAGTAGTTACAGCAAGAACAGGTTCTGTAGCAGTTGGTACAACTACATTTACTGCAGGTAACACTAACTTAACAGCGGCACAGTTTAACTGGTTTACTAACTTCAATGCTGAATTTTCAGCTTCTGTTGTTGCTAACGGAGATGGTCCATTTGCAGTATTGACAGTTCCTACAGCATCATTACCTAATTTTGATTCAAATGGCGTAAGAGCATTCAATCTGTTATCAGCTGATGCATCTCTTGCAAATGTTTATCCAGAATTCACTAAACTAGTTGATGGCGGCGGACAAGTTGCATTCTTAATTGATGATAGTGGTGCCACAATTGACACTCCAATCATTGTTTCATATCACAAACAACCTACTGATACTACCAGAGGTGACTTTGAAGATGATCAAGTATCAGATGCAGCGTCTAGATCGGCATCAGATCTTGAGATTCCAGAAATCAACCTTGAGTTACGTAGTGAAGCAATTGTTGCTAAGACACGTAAGTTGAAGGCTGTATGGTCTCCTGAATTTGCGCAAGATCTTAACGCATATCACTCAATTGACGCTGAAGCAGAATTGACATCTATGTTATCTGAATACATCTCCCAAGAGATTGATTTAGAGATCTTAGATATGTTGATTTCAAATGCTCAGACAGTTGAGAGATGGTCGACCGTTATTGGTCAGGAGTTTGATCCAGCTACAAGTACATTTGTTTCAAATAACACTGCTGCTCAGGCTTACAATCAAGGAACATGGTTCCAGACTCTTGGTACGAAGATTCAGAAAGTTAGCAACAAAATTCACCAGTTAACATTACGTGGTGGAGCTAACTTCCTTGTATGTTCTCCAACGGTTGCTACCATACTTGAAAGTATTCCTGGATATGCCGCTGATACAGACGGCGATAAGATGCAGTTTGCGATGGGAGTACAGAAAATTGGTGCTATCAATAACAGATTCCAAGTTTACAAAAATCCTTACATGACTGAAAACACAATCTTGTTAGGATATAGAGGAAGTCAATTCCTTGAGACTGGTGCTGTTTATGCTCCATATATTCCGTTAATCATGACTCCATTGGTTTATGATCCAACTAACTTCACTCCACGTAAAGGTGTAATGACACGTTACGCGAAGAAAATGGTTCGACCAGAGTTCTACGGAAAAGTATTCGTTGATGGATTGAATAAAATTTAATTATTTTTTGATTAATACTTTTTTATAAGAAAGAGGGGTGTCTCAGGGCACCCCTTTTTTTATGTTAATATGATTCAATAATATTTATTTGTAATTAATACATCAGTAATATATGGCAAAACAAAATATTGATAAAACAGCGCCAAAAGGAGCTGTACGTTTTTCTGTTACATTATCGGATGAACAGAAAGCAGCAAAGGCAGAAGTGTTAACAAAACCTTACAATTTTATTCTCGGGAAAGCAGGCTCAGGTAAAACTTTGTTAGCATGTCAGATAGCATTAGATCTTTTATTTAAACGAGAAGTTAATAAAATTGTTATAACTAGACCTACTGTTGCAACTGAGGATAATGGTTTTTTACCGGGCAGTGAAAAAGAAAAAATGGAACCATGGTTAGTTCCTATAAGAAGTAATATGCGTAAAGTATATAACAAACCTGATATTCTTGAAAAACTTGAAAAAGAAGAAAAAATTGAGCTTGTGGCATTAGCTCATTTTAGAGGTAGGACATTTGATAATGCAATTGTAATAGTCGATGAGTTTCAGAATTTAACTAGATCTCAATTATCAATGGCAATCGGTCGTTTAGGCAAAGACAGTAAAATGATATTCTGCGGTGACACATTTCAGATAGATTTGAAAGATCCTAACTATTCTGCATATCATGACATGAGCAAGTTAACCGGGTCTAATTATGTGTTTAAAACGGTTTTAAAGGACTCTCATAGACATCCGGCGATTGATGAACTACTCACCATACTTAACGGAAGTTATTAAGTTAAAATTTATATATTTATATGAAAATAAGCTATGGCCGCAGGTAAATTTTCTTTTATTATAGAGCGAGGAGCAACTACTGAATTTGAAATAATTTATAAGGATAGTGCCGGCACTCCAGTAGATTTATCAGGACATATTGCAAAAATGCAGATCAAAGATCAACGGCCAGGAGAAACTGCGACAACATTTGTTAGTTTATCATCAAGCTTGTCGGCGGATGAAGATTATTCAAAAACAGAAGCAGTGTCTTTTATTAGCATATCAGGTAGTAATTTAACTAATCCAGTTTCATCAGGCAGTTTAGGTGTATATATAGGACATGCTGTAACAAATGATTTTACATTTAGTAAAGGTGTTTATGACATCGAATTGACTTCAGGTTCAATTAGAACTAGATTGTTGGAAGGTAATGTGACTGTGACACAACAGGTAACTACAATATAACATGGCAGTAGAAATAACAAATAATTCTAATACGGTAGTTGTAAAAGCAGCAGGCATTCAAGGCCCGCGAGGCCCAGTTGGAAATGACGGGGCTGTTCAACCTACCGGATCTTTCGCTACTACTGGATCTAACAGTTTTGTAGGAGATCAGATTATAACTGGATCATTAACTGTGTCAGGATCTTCTACTTTCACAAATATAGGCACAGCTATATTTTCTGGATCGATCACTGCCACAGCAGGCATAACAGGAAGTTTTTCTGGTACAGCAACATCTGCATCCTTTGCAGTAACTGCATCACATGCACTGTTTGCAGTGTCAGCATCTCATGAGATAACATTTGAAGTATCATCATCACATGCACAGATAGCTGATTCTGCTAGTGGATTATTCGGTACTCCATCCATAGTAGTCAATGATATAACAGCATCTGGTAACATAAGTGGTAGTACTGCTACCATTTTCTCAGGAAATAGATATAATAGCATTACAGGATTTAGAGTGCTGCAATCTTCTACCGATGTGCTTCTTAATAGTAATGACTTTCCTATTTTATCACATGATAATAGTGCAACTCCAATACTTACCACTATAGGATCTGATGATATTGGAGGTTCAAACCTTAGTCAGATACATTTAATAACCGATAAAGGTGAAATATTAGCCGTATCAGGGAGTACAGTTACCGTAGGACCTAGCGCAACTAACCATGGTACAGAAGCTTTAAATGTTATAGGTAATATAAGTTCAAGTGGTGATATAATCGGAGGTGGTCTTAATATAAATGGTACAACAACATTTAATGATGGGGATATTACTAATGTTGGTCAGATTCAATGTGATTTTATTGTAGATGATGCTACAAACGGGACAGGTATGAATCTGAACTCATCTGATATAAGGTTCAGGGTAGCCGAAGCTTTAAATGTATTTACAATAGGAGCATCAGGGAATGTTACCGCATCTGGAAACATAAGTGCAAGTGGTGCCACAATTACAGCCCTAACAGGTTCATTTAATCATATAATCACTGATGATGATACCATTGAGTTCAGAAATAAAAGTACTGGAGTCCAAACTGGAAGACTTAAATTTGATTCATCTACAGGACTTAATGTACAAGATAATACAGGTGCTCGTACTAAAATAAGAGCTGGTAGGGGTGAATTTTTATCACTTGAAGCAGGTCCGGTTGGATTTAATAGTTTGGGATCTATTACAGCTTCTGCTAATATAAGTGCAAGTGGAAATATAATAGCTAATAATCTAAGTGGTACAAACACTGGTGATCAAGATTTATCCAATTTAGTAACTAATGCTCAAACTGCTTCATTCGTAGTTAATTCTCAAACTGGTTCATTTGTAACTAATGCACAAACTGCTTCTTTTGCAATAACAGGTAGTAACGTATTGCTTGGAAATATAACTTCCTCCGGTAACATAAGTGCAAGTGGTGATATATATGGCAGTTCAGTTTATATAGATAATAAAAAAGCTCTAGATCAAATAGTTACTGATGCGCTGAATATCAACCCTATCAACCAATGGAATGAGGTTAGATTTAACAGAGCACAGGGAGGTAAACCAGTAACAATTTTTGGTAACTTAACAGCTTCCAAAGCAGGGCTTTCTCAAATAGGTGGTAATATCCAAGCAGCTGGTAACATAAGTGCAAGTGGAGATATAACCGGTAACAGTATCACTGCAACATCAGCATCATTAAAACACATAACTAATCTTACAGGTATAGCTAATGATAACATTATAGTTAAACCTTCAGTTACATTTCGAAATGCTGCCCAGTTCGATAATGGAATAGTAGGAGATGCAGCAACTGGCAATAGTGAACTTAAAATAGGTACTACAGGATTTCTAGGCAATACTGTAAGTGTAAATTTAACGGGCAACTTAACAGCATCAGGTAACATAAGTGCAAGTGGAAATATTACTGCTAGTAAATTTAATGCAAATAGCACTGCTGCCGGAGGAGCTTATCAAATAAGTGGAAAAAATGCATTAGCGAGAAACTCATCACTTGATCGATTAGATATAAATGTAGACGGTGACTTCGGTTTTGGTGTAAATATAGGATTTCAAGGTGAAGAGCAGCCAGCACAACCACTGAGATTAGTTGGTAATGTAACAGCATCAGGAGGTCCTTATAAATTTGCAGGGTTAGGTGGAGTAGGTAACACTCAAGTAAATGTAATTGGTCAAATAACAGCATCTGGAGATATAAGTTCAAGTGGAGACGTATTTGGGGTAACAGGATCTTTCTCACATTTAGTAGGTAATTCGCCTATCACAGTCGGAGATCGAGTTACCTTTCAACAACCTATCACCGCAGAAGTGATAGATACCAGTTTTGAAACATTTTTTAATTTTGAAGCAGCCACAGCATTCACTTACATTGCTCCATTTGGATTGACTGTTAATTTCACAGGTTCCTCCACTGCATCAATGGGAGCGGTAGGATTTGTGACTGCAAGTGCTAACACTGATACATTCTCTTCACAGCAACCTTTACCAATAACACTCAATCAGTTTGACAAATTGAAAATAACTCCAGCTGCAGTTGGATTATTCATTATAAGTGGTTCCAGAACAATATGATGCAATACATAACAATACCAGCTCCTGCCACCGGCGGAGGATTTGATCTGACATTAGGACAATCACAGACCAGAAGTGTTTATCTATCTAGCTCTGCAGTGTTCACAGCTACCACTGATACAGCGGGTGTAACACTAACTAATGCTGAATGGTATGAAGACAATATTTACATTGGTTCAGGATTGGCATTAGCTTACACTGCTAGCAATCTATTAGGAGACCGTCCTATCAAATGTATTGCTTCAGATGGCACTTCGGCCGCATCCGGTTCATTTACTCATGAAGTTGTAGGTGTAATTTATGATCATATAAGACCAGATTGGCCAGACATAGATTCCCTAGTAAGTGAAGGAGATGAAAAAATTGTAATACAAACTGCAGTATTTGATACAGGTTCCAATTATCTACATTTCAGATGTGCCGGCAATTTTGATGTGAACTGGGGTGATGGTACTTCTAATTCATACAGCGCTAATGCTGAAGCAGGTCGTATATATTCAGCGTCTGCACTACCTGCTTCAAGTGCATCATCAGAAGGATATAAAGTAGCTACTTGCACTATTACACCTCAGGCAGGTCAACAACTCACTGAATTCCTAATGGGTGTCACTACATGTACAACTGCTACTCCTAATCCTGGT